AAGGAATACGATAGAAAATCTTTCTAAAAAGAAGTGTATTAACTATCGTTAAAAATAGGCTTTCCCTATCATCAAAACTCTCAACTTCTATATGCCAATTCGCGTATACTACTTTGCCTTGTTTGAGTAGGTCTAGTATGTCTGATGTAGCAGCATAAGTCTTGCCGTTTCCAATTTTCCCATAGTACATATTTATAGATCCTTCAGAAGCCTCGAATATATTAACGAGATCATCTTTAAGTAACGGTTTCCCAATATTCATAAAATAATTTAGTTAATATTAATGTCCAAAATCCAGCTGTACTAGCACAAAAAAAAGCAATCAAAAAGTGAAACAACCAATAATTAGTACAATAGGGTACTGAATTAATTAGTGTATTGTAAGTACATATCATTTAACTTTGATTAGTAGGTAATCTATGACCAAGAAAGAATTTAGCGATTAACATTAGTATCTCAAATGGCAGAACAACAAAAAGAAAGATTTTCCAAGGCACGTCTGCATAAGGGAAAGTGACTATAAAAGCATTCCACATTTTCACCATTGTTAAAAGAGTACTTTGTATAAATGATCCTATGTAAGGTATATCAGCAATTGTAACTTCTGGCAATAAGGTAAATATTGAAGCAAAAATAATAAAAATTAAGTTTATAAGTAGTGTAATTATCATCTTGCGTGTGTTATTTTAGGAATAATGTGCGATCCAAGTATTCTACCCATTATGTAAAATAGGGTTAATACATACATTATATACTTCCAATATTGATTTGTAATTTCGAATAATGTTTGTGTACTACTTGCACTAGCGTTAGTATAACTAGATGTCGTTGCATTTAGAAACCGATCCAGAACGTTATTTAGACTTAAGGTTATATGTGCCCCTGTTCCTGCTATTCCTGCTGGGAGTGTTGCATCTATTATTGTAAGACTACTAGCACTTGTAGTGCTTACAATATTTATAAAATCATTTACATAGCCTAGTGGAAAATGTGTAGCTATAGTTTGTCTAAACTCTGTAATTGTGTCACTTAGGTATCCTGCATCTGGTATTAAAAGAAATGTGAAGCATCCTATAGGATCGAATCCTATAATTGGGTTACATTGATTTGCTAAACTTTCAGTACTTGTTGCATCTCTTGAATCGTATAGATCCCGGAGTGAATTATAGCTATTTTGGCTTATATTTCCAATAAAAGTAGATGTACCAACGATAAATTGGTGGTTCTGTTCGTCGTTTATTGAACTAAATGGATTATTGATTATTCCCCATGCAAATGATCTTTGGAGTATTATCGTTATTCTGTAATTTCCTTCTGCAAGTTCTGTTGTACTTGCATAGTACCAATGTCCGCTTGTTGTTGCATTATCATCTACAAATGTAATTTCATCGTCACTTAAGAATGTTCCAAATAGGTTGTTTTGGTCTACATTGTGGAATATTATTCTCACACCCTCGAAATTACTAAAATCATCTGGTGAAATGTATACATGGAATCCGAAATCTACAGTAGTGCTAGCAGTTGTTGTTCCTTCTGTTGGATAAAACGATACTATTCTTGTATTTGTTGGGTTGTAACCTATATCACCGTCAGTTGTAATGTAACCCTGGAATTCTTCTGCTGAATTTGTTTCAATGTTACCAGAACATCCAGGAGTAGCAATGTGTGCAAGTACATAATAATGAGTATTTGCAGATAAACTAAAATTGGGTGCGTTTGTTGCAAATGTTCTTATATCACCTGTATATGTACCTACTGGAATTATCCAATCAACAATTACACTTCCGTGCGTTGTATTTGGACTTATTCCTATTTCAAAACAATTTGCATTACTTCCTGTAACTCTTTCAAAATATACAGATATACTACTACTTCCAGTAATTGCATCAGTAGTGTCGAATTCTGCAATTACTTCTGTTTGTTGATCTGTGTTTAAAGTTATATCATCATTCCCATCTTCTTGTAGGTATAATGTATCTGCTTCACTTATAGAAAAGCATGAAAAAAAGAAAAAAATAGATAGTAAGCAGAGCGACCTTTTGTATTTAATAAAATTCATGTATAATGTATTTAACTCTATAGGTTCCAATTAACACCCCTAAAAAAGGTGTTTTTTTGGCAATATAATTTTCGTTTGGTCTATCGTCCGAAATGGGTGAAACGCGAAGCGAGTCTCCACATGACGTAAATAAACGCAATTCCGAGTAGAAAAGGCCATGAAACCTGGATCAGCCATAGGCCGAAACTGGTGGCACTTCCTACCAAGCCGACGAAAATTGTGTAAATTGAACTTGCAGACAGTCCAATCGACGTAAAAACGGCGGTTGTGGTTGCATCTAATGTAGGCATTAGGTGTTTTGGTTAAGCTAATAAATGGGACTTACAAGATAGAGTTCGTAGGTTATGCTACCAGCTCGTCTTTGCCCATTTCACCATTTTACACGTCCAAAAAATCTCACAATTATGTAAATAAATAATGCTATAATCGGTGCCCATATGAACATTATTAGTATATCTTGGTTTATCATCTTGATATAGAGTTAAAAATTTCGAATATAAAGTCTAGTAGGTACATGAGAAATTTGAATAGTATAATCATAAATACTATTGCAAATGTCACGAACAAAAAATAATAAAATAATAACGCTGTCATCTTTTTTTCTTAGTTATTGAATTCATTATGAAACCAATAAATATTAGGCTAGCAATAACAATAATAATACTTAGAGCAAACGACAAATTTCCAGCATCTTGTGTAGATAATGGTATACTACTTGTTGCTATTCCTTCTGTGTAAACAACTGAAAAAAACACATCTATGCTACTTGTACTAAATGATTTTGTTTCGTTATCATATCTTGCTATTAAATCTCCTCGACATGGTAATCTACCGTTAAATTCACCTTGTAGATCAACCATAAAAGCACTAGGACTTCCATTTTGAGACATGAGTACACTAGGTGCCATTGGTATAGTTCCTGTACTTGTTGTAGCTGTATTTGTGTTAAATGGGGGTGTATTTAATGATCCACAGTATAAATATGCAGTTTTTCGATTTGCACCACTATTTACTATGTCAAAATTACGCAAGCTCATTACGTTTTCTGCATGTAGAATTGTTATCCCAGTAGACGGCATTGTTGTACTTGCCATTACAATCTGAGCACGACAGTCTGTACTTTGTTCTCTATCTGCCGTCGGCGCGCACGTTGTCCCTCCTTTGCTTAGTGTTGTTCTTCCTCCGTAGCTTTTTGCACCTACATCGTATACGTCTGCACTTGCTACACTTGTCGTCGTTAATCCTATCCATAGTATCCCTAGAATAAAAATACTCCATTTATTCATTGTTTTTAATGTTAAAAGTACCGCAATAAATTATTCCCTCGCTTGTTTTAATGCAGTTCCCACCGAAATCAAAAGTATAATCATCAACATAATCTGATCCGTTGATAACGTATCTTGACTCTCTTTTTTGTCGTTCTTGTTCTTCGATTTGTTCTTTTTCAGTTTGTTCTTTGATCTCATTTGTTGGTTTTGTCGTATCAATTATTGTAATTGGTTCTTCTATTACTTGTGCATCAAGGTATAAATAACCAAATGATGAGAACGCGAATCCTATTGCAAATATTAAAAAGTATTGTTTTAACATGATTTACATTTATTAATCCAATGAGATTTTCTATTTGTTGCATGGTATCCGTACAAATTTCTTAGAGTTCTTATTTGTGCTCTTGGAGTATTCTTAGACATCAAATTTGTTTGAGTTCTGTAGCTTGCTCTTGATCGCCTAAAAATTGATCTCATTCTTGACATGCTTATAATTTTACACCCATTCTTTGATGCAATGCAATCACTTGCCTTGCTCGATAATTGTGTTTTGGTTGTAATGGTTGTCCAGTCCTTATAGCCCATTCTACGTAATTACAGTATTTGCATGCGATCAATTGAATAGGAGGCTTATATCGTACGTGATAACGGAGTAGAACGTTTGGCGGAAAAACGCCAAGGAGGCATAATTGGCATTTTTCCCCGCGTTTTGTATGAATTTTAAACATTTAAACTAAAATATAGTCGCTGTTTGTTCTTAAAAAAGCGTCGTGTGGGTGCTCTTGGGAGCCCCACTTGTTTTTTAGAAAAACATGCTCCTTATTTTAGTCTTTTTTGTCCGTTTTGTCAAATCGAAAAACTGTGGATAACCTGTGGATAACTTGTTTCACGTGAAACAAGTTCAACATGAAGCGTTCCTTCATGTTGAGTTCGAAGGCTTCAAATGCTACTTCTTGGCTCTTTGCGATCCCTTGCGCTAGATAGTCAGTGTTATATGCTTTAAATACCCTATTTGATCCCCAATAGGTCTTTACTGATTCAGGTTCGGCTTCCTCGTCTACGGTTTCTCCTGTCATTTCTTGGTATTCGAACCTGGCAAATCTAATCCATGGCCATGAAGCTAACTTTACGCACTTATAAAATCTGTTTACGTTGCCTCGCGCGCTCACCTGAATTGCAGTCGGTCGTTGAGATATTATGTTTAAAGTACGATGATAATGACGCGTGTGAAGTATTAACCTACGCTTTGCCTTGGAAAACTTCGTGCCTTCATACGAATCGAACATATCTTGTCCTTCATCGAAAAAGATATGGCAATCATTCAGTTTGGACAACCATTCTACAAGTTCCCCCGTGGACGCGAATTGTTCAGGATCAAAGTAATGTAAATTTTCAGCACAAGGAATACGATAGAAAATCTTTCTAAAAAGAAGTGTATTAACTATCGTTAAAAATAGGCTTTCCCTATCATCAAAACTCTCAACTTCTATATGCCAATTCGCGTATACTACTTTGCCTTG